CGCCATTGACGCCATCGACCAGATCGTGGACGACCAGGGCCGCGGCCTGCTGCAGCCCAACCCGGCGAACGCCACCGAGATGCGGATCCTGGGCCGGCCTGTGCACGTGGTGGCCGACGCCTACCTGCCCAACGGCACCGGCACCGGAACCCCCGCCGAGATCTTCATCGGCGACGGCCGCGAGTTTGCCACCCTGTTCCAGAAGGACGGCTTCGAGATTGCCAGCACCGACATCGGCGGCAACGCCTGGGCGACCGACTCCACCGAGATCCGCGGCATCAGCCGGATGTGCGTGAGCAAGTTCGACGCCGCGGCCATGGTGCGGCGGAACATCGCCCTGTAAAAAGACCGGAAACAGCCCGGCGGGGTTTAAGGCCCGCCGGGCTGTTTAACAGGAGGCCAAAGATGCGGAGCAAGGAGAAGATCCAGGAACTGGAAGAGAAGATCCGGGAAATGGAAAAGCGGCTGAAGGCGCTGGAGGAAAAGGCGGAAGCCGGACAGACGAAGAAGGCCGCGGCGAAGAAATAAGACAGGAGTGAGACCATGGCCGATAGCATGATTGACAAGGTGCGCCGGTTTGCCGGAGCCGATCCGGACACGCCGGATGCCGTGCTGGAAATGTGCTACCGCGCGGCCGTGGAGTGGTACAAGGCAGCCGGAGTCAATAACCAGGAGAACAGCGATCTATGGCAGTTCTGGGTGTGCAACCTGGCGGCCTGGATGTATGACAACCGCGGAAACGCGGATCCCAACGCTGCCGTGCCGGTGTACATCGTGACCAGCGTGCACGCGCTGCGGAAGGGCGGTGGAGGATGAGCAGGATCAAAGCGGGAGACCTCCGGCAGACGGTGACCCTGATCCGGCCGGACACCACCGAGGGAGAGCACCGGCGGCGGGCCACCGAATGGGTGGAGGTCGCCACCGTGCCGGCGGCCAAAAGCGACGTCAGCGGCCGGGAGTTCTACGCGGCCCACGCGGTGAACGCGGAGGACGTGGTGACTTTCACGATCCGATGGCGGGAGGGCATCGACACCACCTGGCGGGTGCGCCACGGGGGCGTCGTCTACGGCATTTTGGAGGTGAACCACCTGGGCTACATGCTGGACTACATGCGGCTGAGGTGCCGGGCCGTGACCGGAGGAGGAGTGTAAGATGGACGAGCATGACCTGATCGACGAGCTGATCGACCAGCTGAACGACGGCGTGCCCGGCGTCACCTTCGACCGGGACGTGCTGGAGACCGACCGGCCGGAGGACTGGGGCGCGGTGGAGCTCACGGCGGAAGACGACAGCGAGTGGGCCGACGGGAACATGATCGACCAGGTGCTGGCGGCGGACGTCTGGCTCTGCAGCGGGAACCACGGGAGCCGGATCAAGCGGAAGGTGCAGGCCGTGCTGCGGAGGTTCGGCGCGGAGTATGACGCCGGGTGGAAACTGATCAGCCGGAACTACATTTATGACCTGGACAAGATCGTCTGGCGCTGGCGGGTGACCCTATGGGCCCCGCTGGAGGAGGACGAGGAAGAGGATCCCCAGGGGACGGAGACGGACCCGGGGACGGATCCCGGAGAAGGTGACGGCTGATGGCGACCGTGCGGGTGAACGGGTTTGAGCTGGTCAACAAGCAGCTGAACCGGATGGGCCGGCCGATGATCAAACAGATCGTCGAGGCCGGGGCCGGCGCCGCGGAGAAGCGGATGGCCACCCAGACGGAAAACGCGGGCCACGGGAGCCCCGGCAGGAGCCGGAGGGCCACGGGCGAGATGCTGGCCAGCATCGGCCGGAATGAATACCGGGAATGGCTGGGCGGCGGCGCCCAGGACGTCTATCCCCTGGGAGAGGACCACAAGGGCGTCCGGAACGCGACGAAGGCCTACGTGCTGAACTACGGCCGGGGCCGGCGGCTGCGGGGCGACAAGTTTATCACCGGCGACACCCAGGCCGAGGAGATCATCACCCAGGCCATGCAGCGAGAGAGCGACCGCCTGGTGGACGAAATAAACGGATAAGGAGGACCATGAGAGATGGCCAAGACCACATGCAAGAAATTTACTTATGCCAAGTATTCCAGCGGCGGTGATGGCTCCGCGATCGTCTACACGGGCGGCGTGATGATGGACGACTACCTCGCCAAGGTGGACATCAACGAGGAGCGCACCGACGAGAAGGAGTACGCGGACGGGCATCTGATCGACAGCGAGAAGATCCCCACCGCGGTGACCATGGTGCTGGAGCTGGTCAACAACAACGCCCAGATCAAGAAGGACGTGCTGGGGCTGGAAGAGGGCGCCGACGGCGAGATGCAGCTGACGGAGAGCGACCCGCCCTTCGTGGGGGCCGGATGCCTGATGGCGAACCGGTTCAAGGGCAACATCACCTGGGAGGGCTACTGGATCTACAAGACCCAGTTCGCACACCAGGGGATCAGCGCGGAGACCCGGCGCGACCGGACGGCCTTCGGGCACGACAACATCTCCGGCGACGGCGTGGGCGTGCAGCTGGCGGCGGACGGCAAGGTCTGCTTCTACGCGCACAAGGACGGCATGACCGAGAGCGCCGCCATCGCCTGGCTGAAGGGCCACGCGGGGATCAGCGGTTGATAAGCGGAACCGCGCACAAGATGGCCGGAGGGCAGAGGCCTTCCGGCCTTTTTTTAGTATCAGGACAACGGAAGCAACGGGACAGGAGGACAGGAAAATGGCAAGGATCACGATCAAGGGCGTGGAGTATAACCTGCGGATGACCCTGTGGGCCAGCGAGCAGATCGAGAACGAGTTCGGGGACCTGAAGGACGCGCTGAAGAAGTTCCGGAAAGAGCGGAAGATCAGCATGGTGAAAAAGATGTTCCGGATCTTGGCCAACGCCGGGCGGAAGAGCGAGAAGAAGCCCATGGACGTGCCGGAGGACGTGCTGGACGACTGCACGCTGGGCGACCTGGACCGGGTGGCCCATGCACTGCGGGACGCCATGGACGAAACCATGCACGCGGAGACCGTCGGGGGGAATGAAGCGGACGACGAACCGCAGGACGCCCTGGCGGCTGAGTACGAAGAAAAAAACGGGTGAACCGGCGGGGGCGGCGGGTCCGGGAGTATTACGGATTTGCCCTCATCGCCGGGATATCGCACGAGGAAGCGGAAGACATGCTGATCGGGTACGTGCTGGACATGTACATGATGCGGCTGAGATATGATGCGAAACTGGCCGGGGCCAGGCTGGAGCGGAATCTGATTGGATAAGGAAGAAGAGCGCCGGGATGGGCCCAGGCTGAACGCAGGTTTACGCCTGACGGGCCTCCGGGGCACCGGACGAACAAACACCCGACCGGAGGCGGAAGGGCCCAGAGGAGCCAAAAAACGGGCAAAGAATGAGGGGATGGACGGATGGCAGGAAAGCAGATCAAGCAGGAGATCGTTTTAAGCGGCGAAAAGCAGTACAACGCGGCGATCAAAGAGGCGCAGCGGAACCTGAAGACCCTGCAGACCGCCCTGAAGGCCGAGACCGCGGAGATGGGCAAAAACGCCACGGCCCAGCAGAAGAACGAGGCCAAGGTCAAGAGCCTGAAGGAGCAGATCAAGGAGCAGGAGAAGATCGTCCAGACCCTGCGGGAAGCCCTGGCGGCGGCGAAGGAAGAGTACGGGGATAACGGGGCCGAGGTGGCGCGGTGGGAGCAGAAGCTGAACAATGCCCGGACCACGCTGGCCAACATGAAGAACGACCTGGATGGCGTCGGCAGCGGGTTTAACACTGTAAGCACCGACGCGGCGGCGGCCACCGTGGCCACCAAATCCGTGGCGGATGCCCTGGGGAGCATCGGGGACGCCGGCGAGAGCGTGAGCGGGGCCATCGAAAGCATCTTCACCGGGATGATCGACGCGGTGACGGACGCCGTGGGCGAGCTTTGGGGACTGATCAGCGAGACGGCGGCGAAGGCTAACAACTGGACGGACATCGCCGGATACTGGGGGACGGACGCCCAGACGATTCAGCAGTACGCCCGGGCCGTAGGGGCCAGCGCCAACAGCTTCGAAGACCTGCAGAGCGCGGTCAGCAAGATCGTGCTGGGCGGCAAGGGAAAGACGATCGCGGAGCTGGTGGGGATCAGCGACGTGAACTACGTCAACGAGTGGGACTACGCCATGGCGGTCATGGACCAGCTGTACCGGATGAGCGCCAGCGGGAAGGACATGACCCCGATCTATGAGAAGATCTTTGGGGAGAAGAAGAGCACCAAGGTCATGGACCTGGTCAACGACTGGAAGACGATCCAGCAGTACCTGCCCCAGTTCAACGGGAACGACACCGGCTATGGCATGAGCGACCAGGAGCTGGGCACCATGAACGACCTGTGGGTCCAGATCAACGCCATCGAGGAGAAGTGGAACGCCATCAAGGAAAACTTCGCCGGGGGTTTTGGGGCCGTAAGCCTGGACCTGCTGGTGAACGTGGAGGGCACGCTGGACGGGATCGCGGACTACCTGAACGCCACGGACGACAGCGGGCGGGAGGCGGCGCTGGAGAAGATCCGGACCAATGTGGAGGAGTTCTTCACAAAGCTGGCGGACATCATCCGGGAAAGCATCGGGATCCTCCGGGACGTGGGTGAAGGACTGCAGGAGAGCGACGACCCGCTGACCGGGGCCATCGGGAATATTCTGGTGAGCCTGGCGGACAGCCTGCAGTGGATGGTGGATAACCAGGAGGCCGTGAAAGGCGCCTTTGAGGCCATCTTCGGGGCCTGGCTGATAGCGAAGCTGGCAGCCGTGGCCGGGCAGCTGGGGAGCATCCTGCTGCAGATCGAGGCGGTGAAGGCCTTCAAGGGCGTGAGCGCGGCGACGGGGGCCGCGGAAGCGGCAGCGGCGGGCTCGACCGCCGGAGCCAGCTGGGGCGCGGCCTTCGGGAGCGCGGTCATGAAGGCGGTTCCGTGGCTGGCGGGGCTGCTGGTCTTTATTGAGAACGCCATCACCGAACAGGGAAACGACGACATCCTGGACGAGAACGGGCAGCTGACCGAAAGCGCGAAGGAAGCCGGGTTCTACACGGACGAGGACGGAAAGATCCAGAACACGATCATGCAGCCGCAGGTCTGGGACGTAGGGCCGCAGCAGGAGCCGAAGACCGCGGAGGAGACGATGCAGGAGATCGGCGGCGGGCTGGACGCCAGGCAGCGGGCCGCGCTGGAGAGCTGGTGGGACGCCTTCCGAAAGGATCCCACCGGGGACGGGTCGGACAGCGCCTGGGCCGGGGTCGAGGAGGCCTTCGGCGAAAACACGGAGCTGCTGGACCGGATGAGCGACGCCATCGACGACTGGCTGACCCGGGGCGGAAACGAGGACTACGGCCGGGAGAACTTGCTGGACGCCGTGCAGGCAGCCACGCAGGCGGCCGTCGAGGAGATCGTCGAGGACGTGGACCTGGACGCGCACACGGCCGAGGAGAAGAGCGCGGCCATCCAGGACTGGTGGGACGCCTTCCGGAACGCGACCCTGGGGACCGACACCTGGGAGGAGGAGGGCAACGC